GTCGAGGAATACCTACATTCAAAAGGTGTATCGCCAATCGACATCCAAACTCAAACAGATTACTACGGAAACTGTTACGGAACTACAATCCAAACAATGTGTAATGACGAGTCGTTCATATATACAACGAATGGTAAATACTTTACGGAACAAATTAAAGAGTTCCTTATCGAATACAAATGGTCTGTTCAGAAGTTCAAGAAAGAACTTGACAAGTTTGTCGAAAATGTCCAGTCTTTCGATGATGACGAACGAATCGGACTTTAACAAATGGTTAACCCACCACTACTATGAAGAATACAATAAATCAATTACGGTCCAAAGGATCGAAACTACTACTGGGAACGGAGTCCCTGATCTCCTCATTATCACGCCGACTGAGACTTGGCTTATTGAAAGTAAGTTCGAGACTACTACCGTCCGACCAGAACAAAAAGCGTGGCAAGTAAAGACTAACTCTATACTTGCTGGTAACCCCACAATCATCGTCACCTTATCTGCGTATCCTAAAACTAAAAGACTAGTTACTCAACGGCACACTATTAGAGATGCTGAACTAGTTACTGATAGAAGAGAGTTTACACTTGACAATGAAGGATTCAAAGAATTTATTACTTTCCATAACGCAGCCCAGTTGGTCTGACCATAAGTGGCATCCGTTCGAAACCCTGCGAAGCCACACTGCAGCGGACAAAATGTGTGGTCTGGACTCATTAGTGACACCCTGAAGCGGTATGAATCAATTTGACTATCCAGATAAACTGGGGAAACCCAGCCAATTTACAAATCATTATGTACGAAACTACCAACGAATCTATTAAACGAATGTTTAAGATGATAGATGCGAAAGCACCTGAACTCTATAAACAAGACCCATACTATCAATACAAGTTGACTGCTGAAAAAGCAATGCAACAAGGATTGATACGAAAGAAAACCCAAGAAGAAATAGACGCTGAATGTGCTAAGAAACCTTGGTTAAAAGTGAACAAGATAATAAGAGCAAACGAAGCAAAGAACGAAGAATCAAATGCAGATCCCACTGTTTGAACCAAAGTCAAACTGGCGACCGCCTGCCATACTACCTGAACTAGACACTGTTGTTTCCATTGACCTTGAAACCTACGATCCTGATATCAAGACCGCAGGTCCTGGTTACAAAACAAACAATGGTAAGGTAGTTGGCATAGCTGTTGCTGACAAACACCAACATGTATATCTTCCTTTTGATCATATGGGTGGTGATAACCTTTCTCCCAATATAGTCATTTCATATATAAGAGATGTGATTAGTAAGTCTACAGAAGTCATTATGGCTAATGCGACTTATGACCTTGGCTGGCTTGAGACGTTAGGGGTAGTCGTCTCAAGTCCTGTCAGGGACATACAAGTAGCAGAAGCATTGATTGATGAAGAGAAGTTTACCTACTCACTAGACTCAATAGCAAAGAAATATTTAAAGAAAGGAAAGAAAGAAGATGGATTACAAAATGCCGCAGATTCCTACGGAGTCTCAGCTAAGGGCGATATGTGGAAGTTGCCAGCCAGGCACGTCGGACAATATGCTGAAGCTGATGCAAGACTTACATACGATGTCTACCAACACCAAGTCCCAATACTCAAAGAACAAGAACTCTGGAAGATCTGGGAGTTAGAATGTAAACTCATACCAGTGCTTGTGTACATGTCACGCAAAGGTGTGCCTGTAAACATTAGTGCTGCGGAGCAACTAAACGACAAGCTCAAAAAGAAAGAGATTGCATTGCGTAATGAATTTAAAACTCTAGATATCTGGTCACCGCAACAGCTTGGTAAGTATTGTGAGAGCCTAGGACTAGTCGTACCACGTACAGAGAAAGGTAACTACTCAGTTGCCAAAGACTTTCTTAATCATTGTGAACATCCTCAGGTTAAAAAGATCCAGGAGGCAAGATCAATCAACCGTCTTCGTAAGGTGTTCATCGAAGACATCATACTAAAACAAAACCATGACGGACGCATACACGCAGATTTTCGGCAAACTGCAAGTGATGAAGGCGGAACTAGAAGCGGAAGACTTTCCTCAGCTAATCCAAACATGCAACAAGTACCCAAACGTAGTGAGATTGGAAAGGCTATCAGACAATTATATATTGCTGAGCCTGGAAGCTTATGGTGTAAGGCTGATTATTCGAGTCAAGAACCTAGGCTCCAAGTCCACTACGCACTTCTTGGACAATTTGGTAGACCCTTACCAGGGGCTGTAGAAGCAAGAGAGGCATTTGAACGTGGTGAAAAATTATATACATTCTTTGAGAAAGCAACTGGCTTACCGTATGATACTTGTAAGATGTTATGTCTTGGGATTAGCTATGGCATGGGTATGGCTAAGATGGCTAATACACTTGGTATTTCAGAAGAGTTGTGTAAGACTACTATGCGAAAGTTTAATACAGAAGCACCGTTTCTTAAAATACTATTCGACAATGTAATGAACAGAGCTAACAAGAAAGGTTACATCAAAACTATACTTGGGCGTCGTGCACGCTTTGACTTCTGGACCAATGACTTTAGTAATACACCAGTCAAAACATATGGCTACGCCAAAGCAAAGTATCCTGATGGTCAACTGTTCAGGGCGTTCTGCTCAAAAGCACTGAACCGTCTTATACAAGGTAGTGCTGCCGACCAAGCTAAAGTTGCTATGGTCAATGCTTATGAAGCTGGTATGGATTTAAGATTACCTGTACACGATGAAATCAATGCTATGGTCGCTAATGAAGAAGAGAGTAATAAGTTGAAAGAAATTATGGAACAAGCAATCCCACTCAAAGTACCAGTAGTAGCTGACATAGATTTAGGAGGTACCTGGTGTTAACAACATTCACAGTAACAGAAACTTACGAAGTCACTGCTGCCACTATTGATCAGGTACAGAAGGCAATCAGTGAAGACGATTTTAGCGAGGTCGAGACTGACCTTGAAGAAAGAAAAATAACAATAGAACCAAACTTCTAATGAGCCAATCAATACTAGTAGAAGCTGCACGTCTTGTGGACGGTGACAGAAACGCAGACTATGGTCATCCAGCCGATGACTTTAAACGAATTGCGACCATATGGTCAGCACTTCTTGAAAATAAACTAAATACCGACTTGACTTCTAGTGAAGTTGGTGCAATGATGATTGCCCTCAAGTTATCTCGGACTGCATTTAAAAACAAAAGAGATAACTGGATTGACATTGCAGGGTATGCACACTGTGCTGATCTCTGCTCAACTTATAAATAACAATGAATGAACCAGATCCAATACTAGTAGACTCAGACTTCCAACTAACATCGGAACCTGAAGAAACAAAACCTCGTGACGTCAACATGTCGCAGCTTACACAACTAGCTGATGAACTAGACGCACTAGAATCTAAGATCAGAGAGACAGAGTGTGAATTATCTACACTTAAGCAAGCTCGTAAGACTATTGCTGAACAACATCTCCCTGACCTTATGGACCAAGCAGGCGTTGACACACTTAAACTAACTAACGGTCGTAAGATTGCTATACAAGAATTTGTTGATGCAAGAATTACAGATCCAAATGTTGCGTTTGATTGGCTAAGAGAAACTAACAATGAGTCTATCATCAAGAACAATATTACTATTGAGCTTGGTCGTGGCGACGATGCGTTAGCCCAACAAATCATAGAGTCTTTAAAAGAGAATCACGATGTAGATGCTGTAAGTAAAATCAGTATCCACAACATGACACTCAAGTCTTTCTGTCGTGATGCACTGGACAACCCAGAGCTGGCAGAAACTTTGCCGAAGAAAGCTTTCGGAATCTACGAAGGTAAACGTGCAAAGATTAATTAAAAGTTACAAGTTACAAGTTACAAGTTACAAGAAAGAAGAATAATTATGGCGTTCGATATAACAAAAGTATCAGGTCAAGGTATGGAGAATCTTAATACAGGTTCTGCTATGCCTTTTATCAGAATCCTTCAGGATCTGTCACCTCAAATTAAAAAGACAAAAGAAGAATACGTACAAGGTGCAGAGTCTGGAGATTTGTTCTTTGCTAAAACAAAGAGCATTCTAAAACAACCAACCAACATCATTCCAGTATATACTGAATCAGTGTATACAGAATGGGTACCTCGCTCAAAAGGTGGTGGTCTTGTTGGTTCACATCCACTAAGTATTGTTAGCAACCCTAAGTATGAAAAGGGTCGTGAAAGACAGTACGATGAATGGCTCGGTGAGAATGAACTTAAGTTCACTACTTACTGGTTTGTTCTTGTGGAGATAGACGGTAGCTATGAACAAGCTATTATACCATTTACGATGTCACAACTACGTGTGTCTCGTAACTTAACATCAGAGATTAACCGCTTCAGATATACAGATGAATCATACAGTAATGTCGTCCCCCCATTGTACGCACAAAAATGGGAAATGTCCTCCGTCCTTGAAACAAATAAGAACGGAGATGATTACTATAACTTCAAGTTCAGTAACCCTACTGCTCTTGATTTTGAGGCTGACGAAGCATTACTCAGTCAAGCTGCTGACAGTTACAGTTCAGCTGCTGACACGCCTCTGTTGCAAACTAGTGAAACTCCTCAACTGGTCAACGCAAGTACTGAAGAAGATCCTTTCTAAGGTTACTTAGTATTATCGTGTATCATATCATCCTTGGGGGTCTTGTGCCCCCAGGGACTTTTTTTCCATTATGACTCCAATAGCAGATTTAGCATTTAAATTCAAAGACTTATTCGTTTGCAATCCATCGGTTCATGGGCAAACAACACTCACAGGAAAGATAAGAGACCGTGACGGCAAGCACGATTCTAAATCCTTTCTTGTTAAATCAGAACTTTCCGTTGAGATATGGGAAGAACATCTAGAAGGTAAGAAGATAGTAGGTTGTACTCCTATACACGACGACAACAAAGTTAAGTGGGGTGCACTAGATGTAGATATTTACAAGAACAGTGACACACTAGAAAAACTAAACAAACAGATAGCAGAACACAATCTACCATTTACTGTATGTAGATCTAAGTCTGGTGGTGCACATGTTTACATATTCTTTTCAGAGGCTGTATCAGCCAAAGCAGTAATAGACAAACTAAAAAGTTTCTCAGCATTCTTTGGACAAGGTGCTTGTGAGATATTTCCAAAGCAACCAAAGATTGGTAATCGTAGAGACGACAGCAAGTACGGTAACTGGATTAACATGCCATACTCTGGTAACCCTACACTACAATATGCACTTGCTGCGGATGGTAGTTCATTATCAGCAGAAGAGTTCTTGCAACGAGCAGAAGAACTTAAGCTTACTAAAGAACAACTAGAACAACTAGATGTACCACAGATAGATACAGAACTACTACCTGAGGGTCCACCCTGTCTTAATTATATATTCCAACACAGAATGCAAGAGTCAGAGAACCGTAATGTTACTCTGTCTAATGTAGCTGTGTATCTAAAGAAAGCAGAGCCAACTGATTGGAAGTCAGTACTGCACAAGTACAACAAACTATTTTCCGATCCTCTTCCAGATAAAGAGGTCGATGCTATAATAAAGTCATACGAAAAAAAGGATTACAAATATCAGTGTGCACAAGAACCGTTGTGCCGATATTGTGATGCTAAACTATGCGGTCAAAGGAGACACGGTATTGGGCAGGAAGAGTTCTTGCCTAATAACCGTTCCCTTGTCCAGCTAAAGTCTGATCCACCATTGTGGTTCTTGTCACTAGATGACGAGGAGATACAGCTAACTACCGCAGAGTTTGACAACTTCAATATGTTTAACCAACGAGTAATGGAGCGACTGTTGTTCAAGTATCCCCCAATCAAACAAGAGGACTGGATCAAGCAACAAAACCTGCTACTTAAAAACTGTACACAGATTGACATACCATTTGAAATGACGCCTGTCGGTCAGCTCGTTGAGTATATTTCAATGTTCTGTGCTAATGCCAGTGAAGATCCAAACCATATCAAGAACGGTGCTATCAAGCAGCGTGGCTGGTTTATCTTCAGAATGGTAGACCTCAAAGATTATCTTACACAACAAAGATTCTCTGAGTTAGCACCAAACAAAATACTATCTGTAATCAAACGATTACTCAAAGCAGACCAAGAAAAGGTACAGCTTAACAGAACAACTATTCGCTGTTGGAAGATACATGAGAACAATCTACATATCGACCCAGCTCAACCAATGCCAGAACTATCAGATGATTATTCCTATTGAGTTTATAATGTGCATCGCAATGATTGAATCCAATGCAAAATGGAATGCAGTTGGTGATGACCTACAATCAATTGGTATACTACAAATGCAAGAAGCTTATGTACAAGACGCTGCAGAGTATGCCAACAAAGACTGGAAGCATATGGACGCACTAGATGAACTAACAGCTGTTCGTATCTTTCGTGCATACATGGACCGTTACTGTACCAAAGAACGATTAGGTCGTGAACCGACTTTACAAGATGTAGCTCGTATACATAATGGAGGACCTAACGGTTATAAAAAACCGTCTACATTAAAGTTTTGGAAGAAAGTAAAAGAAAGGTATTATGAGTAAGACAACAATATATGTTGCCAGTGCTGGTACTGGTAAAACAACAACACTTATGGATCTACTCACTGAGTGTTTAGAAGATACAAAGCCAAGTGAGATTGTATTTACTACATTTACAAAAGCTGGTGCACGAGAAGCTATTAACAGAGCACTAGTCAAGAATCCAAACTACCAAGAAAAAGAATTTACTGGCTTCAGTACACTGCACGCATATTGCTACAGACGTATACCTCGTAAACAAATGCTCAACTATCAGGACTACAAACTAATGGGTGAGCTTACTGGGTATCCAATGACTGGTAACTCAGGATACTTTAACAACACTGAGTCTACATACAGCTGCGGTAAAGGTGACAGACTACTACACTATCACTCATTGATGCGTAACATGCACAAGACTGCAGAAGAAGTGTTACTAGATCAGATGGGTACAAAGTTTACAGCAGATGAACTAAATGACTTTCATAGATTCTATACAGAGTTCAGAGAAGAAAAGAACAAATATGACTTCACTGACCACTTAGAAGTATTTCTAAAACAACAAGAGTGCCAACCTATTAAATACTTGTTTGTTGATGAAGCCCAAGATTTGTCTCCCTTGCAATGGGAAGTGATTGACTTCTTGAAGCAAGACGTCCAGAAGCTATTCATTGCTGGGGACGACAAGCAATCTATATACAAGTTCTCTGGTGGTGACCCTAAGTCACTTATCGAACGAGAAGGTGACCGTATTGTATTAGATACATCTTATCGTTTACCGAGTAACATCTTGAGCTACGCTGAGCAAATTGCAGATCGCATAAACGAAAAACAAGAATATAATGTACAAAGTAAAAATCCAGAGGGTTCTGTCCATAAGATACGCAGTATAGTAGATATAGACTTTAGTCAAGGTACATGGCTCATATTAGCAAGAAATAAATTATTCCTGCCGTACTTTGAACAACAACTAATAAAGCGTAACATAC